CCGATCCCCGCCGAGACGCGGCAGAACGAACGCGGCAAATCCTAGAACACGTCGGAAACTTCGGAGAACAGGCCGGCGATTTCGACTTCGATCAATCCATCGTGCCTGACGGATGGTCCTACGAATGGAAAGAGCTAACCGTCATGGGTATGACGAACGCGGCTCGCCAGATTGAGCTTTCGCGCTTTGGTTGGGATCCGGTGCCGACTTCGCGTCATCCCGAAATGATGCCTGTTGGCTCGACGGACAAAAACATCGTCCGTAAGGGCCTGCAGCTTATGGAGCGTCCTGCGGAAGTTACCGATTTCGCCAAAAAGCAGGATTTGCAGGCGGCTCGGACGCAGATGCGATCCAAGAAAGAACAGCTTGAGGGCGCTCCCGTTGGGGCTTTTGAGGGCCACAACAAGGGAACGCCGATGGCGAAGATCAAGAGCGATTTCTCGCTCGCGATGAAGGTGCCGGACTAGCGTTTGACAACCCTCAGAAAACAGTGTAACCGCGTAACTACCTAATTTTGCGTCTAACGCACGTTAAAGCCTCCCCGGTGGCGGCTTCAAACCTTCCCACGGTTCTAGTCGGCCCGGCGCGCGATGATGAGCCTCCCTCACAGGGAGTTCCGTCATGGCGAACACGTTTGCGCCGACTGGATTTTGGCAGTACCAGGGGACCGGCACTACGCCGTCCTACGAACAGACCCAGCTTGCTATCGCGAGCGGCAATACCCAGCCCATCTTTTTCGGCGATCCCGTCACTCAGGCGGTTGGCGCTACCGGCCTCGGAACCGGCTATCTCGTCCAGGGGTACGGTCCCGTCACGCTGACGGTTGCCGCCACGGCGATCACCACGAACGCCACCACGGGCGCTCTGACCGTCACCTACACGGCGACCACGGCGACGGGCGGCGTGGTTCCGACGACTTGGGCTCCCCCGGTTGGTTCAACCCTGATTATCACGGGTTCGACCATGACCTCTGGCAACCTCAACGGCACATATACCGTCACGTCGTCGTCCTCCACGACTGCGGTTTGCGCCAACGCCGCCGCGACGATCAACGGAACTTCGTCCGCGTCCGGTACGGTTACGATCATTACCCCGATCACGGGTATCTTCGTCGGCTGCAAATACCTCTCGACGGCGAACAAATATACGTCCTTCCGCAACTACTGGCCCGGCTCTGACGCCAACGGCGACGTGACGGCTTATGTCATCACCGATCCGAACGCGCAGTTCGAGGTTATGACCGGAAACAGCAACACGACGGCTACGGCCTTCGGCCTATCGAACGTCGGGCAGAACATCGGCTTCCACTACAATCAGTCGGGCGTCACGACGACGAACGGCAACACGGCCAACGGCCTCTCAACATTCCTGGCTGACCAGTATTCCCTGATCGGAAACTCTGGCGTCGGTCCTGCGGGAAATGCGTTCCTACCGTTCCGCATCATCGCCTTGAAAAACTACGTTCCAGGGGCAACCAGTCCTCTAGCGTCAATCAACGGCAATGATTCGACGACGGCTTACAACCGCATCATCGTGGGCTTTAACAACGCCCTTCCCCGTTCCTTCGCCGGCATCTAACTAGGGAGTAAGGCAGATGGCTGTTAACCTCAGTTCAATCAAAGACCTTCTTCTCCCCGGTCTGAGGGGCGTCGAAGGAAAGTACGAGATGATCCCGTCTCAGTACGACAAGGTTTACGCGAAGCACGATAGCAAGCTCGCGTTCGAGCGAACGGCTGAAATGCGATTCCTCGGCCTTGCCCAGCTCAAAACCGAAGGCGGCCAAACCGCCTTCGATAACGGCGCTGGCGAACGTTACATCTACAACCAAGAGCACGTCGAGATCGGCCTTGGCTATGCAATCACGCGCAAGGCCATCGACGACAACGTTTACAAAACGCAGTTTCATCCTTCCAATCTAGGGCTTATCGAAAGCTTCCAGCAGACGAAGGAAATTTACGCCGCAAACACCTTCAACACGGCGCAGACCTATAATACCCAGGTCGGCGGCGATGGCGTCGCGCTCTGCTCCACGGCTCATCCGTCCGACTACGGTTCTCTCGCGAACACGTTCTCGACGCAGGCGGACCTCAACGAAGCAACCATGCTCAACGCAATGGTCGCCGTCCGCGTCAACTTCCGAGACCAGGCCGGCCTCAAAGTCTTCGCGCGCGGTCGCAAGCTGATCGTCCCGCCGCAACTCGAACCCGTCGCCATCCGACTGACCAAGACGGAACTGCGCCCCGGCACCGCCGACCACGACGCGAACGCCATCCATACGACCGCAGGCGGCCTCCCCGAAGGCTACATGGTCATGGACTTCCTCACGTCATCCTACGCATGGTTCGTCCTCACAAACATCGACGGCCTCGCCTACATGGAGCGCGTCAAGTTCGAGACGGATATGCAGGTAGACTTCGTCACCGATAATCTTTTGGTGAAAGCATACGAGAGATATAGCTTCGGCTATTATAATTGGCGAAGCCTGTTTGGCAGTTTTCCTACCTCTTAATTTTTCTTTGTCAGGTCTTGCGTGATGCTTGACGAAACCGACAACTCCGTTTATTGTGCGTTCTCTCTGGAAGAGAGAGAAGGCGCTATGACGAAGTCTGTAAACCTGACCAGAGAGGAAGTTGCGCAGTACATTTCGTATGATCCTGAAACCGGCGTCATGCTTCGCCGAGAACGTTCGGGGCAACGCGGTAAGGTTGGGTCGGATGCTACGACTGTCCGAAAAGCTACAGACGGTCGCGGTCAACATACGTTTTATCGTTGGGTTTGGTTGCATGGTGTACCGATCCCGGCGGCGCGCATAGCTTGGCTTCTGGTGCACGGAGAATGGCCTAAGACTAGGGTTCTATTCGAGAACGGCGATACGTTGGATATCAAGATTAAAAACCTGAAGGAAGGCGAGTTTAAGTCTGTCCGTCTTGAAGGAAAAAAGCATTCTACGCGGTCATCCGAGGATGGCCGGGCGTATTCGCTGAAAAACGTTTACGGAATGACGCTTGGCGAGCATGAGCAAATGCTTGTCTCTCAAGGTAGAGTTTGTAAGGTTTGCGGCAAAGAAGAAAGCCGCAGACACAAGGTTGATGGTTCCGCCGTCGCCCTTCACGTTGACCACGACCACGCGACCGGGAAAGTTCGTGGTCTGCTTTGCCACAAATGCAACGTCGGCCTTGGGTCATTTAACGACGATCCCGCGCTCCTTCGCGCCGCAGCCGATTACCTCGACAAACACAAGGATGCTTCTAATGTCATACCGATTGAAGGGGCCGCCTAAATGAGCATCAGCGCGTTTCAAGGGCCTGTCGTAGCTTATGGGCAAGTTCCGAACTTCGGATATGTCCCTGACTACAACCCCGAGCTTGGACCATCGCTTTCGTATGGCGGCTACCATATCCTTGATCCTAGGCCGGCGTACACCTACGATCCGGGCCAGAACTTTGGCGCTCCGACGTTGGGTTGGTTGGGAACAACCAAGATCAACACGATGAACGTCATTCCGATGACGAAATCGAACACGATCATTGCGGCTGCGGCGAACGTCACGGCGGGAACTGCGATGATGCTGGCCTCTACGACCGTCTCGGGTCTTGCGGTCGGCGTCAATGGCACGCTATTCGGCGGCCTTACTACGTCCTCGCTGACGAACGCTTTGTGCATTGATCCTCTTGTTGCGTCGGTAACGGCGAACCTGACGAGCGGATCGAATGTCATGACCGTTACGGCGGTCGCGGCGGGTGGCGGCGCTTGCTATAATCGTTTGGCTATAGGCATGGTCTTGACCGATAGCACGACGGCGGCGAATATCCCGACTGGCGCTTATATCGTCGGCTACGGCACGGGCAATGGCGGCATCGGAACCTATTTCCTGAGCGCCAATGCGACCGCGACGGCAACGAGCGACACGGTTACAGGCATCTTCACAGGTATTCTTGGCGTCGCGCCGGGTACGGGTCTGCTCGCGAGGGGAACGCTGAACGCTCTCCCCTATGGGTCTGCTGGGACTGTCATGCTTTGGCTTCCCGAGGCCATGTGTTCGCGGGCTATTTCGATCACGTCCACCACGTCTCAGGTGGCGGGCAACGTCTTTACGGTTGTCGGGGCTGATGTGTATGGAACGTCGATGACGGAAACGATCACGACTTCCGGCACGTCGGCGACGACAACGAACGGCGTCAAGGCTTGGAAGTATATCCAGAGCGTGACGCCGAGCAAAACGGACGGAACCGGCTCTTATTCGGTTGGAACGCAGGATATCGTCGGATTTCCAATACGGTCTGACAACTTTACGCCTGTTGTCGGGACGGAATGGGACGTGAGCTTGTATTTCAACTCCGCAGGCATTGCGTCTTCGACCGGATATACGGCTGCGGTCACGACCACGCCAACGGCTTCGACGGGCGATGTGCGTGGGACTTATGCGCTGCAAACGGCCTCCAATGGCACGCTGCGATTGATTGTTACGCAGTCACCTAACCCCGCCGCAATGGGCGTCGGAACTCTTGGCGTAGGCCTGTTCGGCCAGCCTCAGTACGCTACCCTGTAAGGAGGGCAGACACATGGTTGAAGCTTGCACCAAGGCCAAGATTGAGGCGCATATCCGCAAGCATCGTGCGAGCGGCGGCAAGGCGGCTCACGAACAGCATGACAAAGGCAAGGGCGCGGAATCCGCCGATAGCGGCGATGACGACGCCGAGAAGGATTTGAAGGACGATCCGAAGGATATGTCCGCACCGAACAACGTCGGCAAGGAAGCCGAAGAAATGAAAGCCAAGAAGGGCGGACGGATCAAACGCGCTCATGGCGGCAAGGCTCACAAGGAAGTCGGCATGGAGGGCATGGAAGCTCATCATCACGCCGGCCGCAAGCGTCGCGCGTCTGGTGGCGGATGCGAGGCCAGTCCGTTCACCTCGGCTTTGAAGGGGACCAATCCCAAGGGACGGTCTACCGAGCGCGAAACCAAGGGCTACGACGAGTAAGGACAGCCAATGCGCCCTGTTGTCGTGACCGTGGGGCCGCTTGTTGCGGCCTCCGCGAACAATATCGCCACGTCTCAGACGATCCCTACGGGCGGCGGTACGGTCGCGCTTAATGGCACGTTGGCGTCCAGCACGTTTGTCGGGACAGGCTCGATTGGCTCGGGCAATGTGCTGACGATTTCGGCTGTGACCTCTGGGTATCTCAATCGCGGGTTTCTGCTCAACGGCCTTGGTGTTTCGGCAAATACCCAGGTTACGGGCCTGCTTTCCACCACGACGAACCAAGCCGGGACTTATACCGTTAGTGCGTCTCAAACGGTATCATCGACCACGATCTACGGTAACACCGTCGTCACGCTCGATACGGCCAGGCGCATTGGGATTGCGTCGAACGGAAACGATAGCGGAATTACGTTCACGATTACCGGCTTGGATTGGGCTAACGCGCCTATTTCGGAAGTTGTGACGGGAGCGAGCGGGGCTACCGCATCTTCTGTTTTGGATTATTTGGTTGTCTATTCCATTGTCGCGTCTGCGGCGACGGCTTCGACGATTACGGTTGGCACGACTTCGGTTGCGGGTTCGCCTTGGATCAGGTTCGACGAATGGGCGCTGGCAGGCGTTACGGCTCAGTTTGTCGCGGTCGGGACCGTCAACTACACTTATCAGACAAGCGGGGATGACATAGAGTACCTTGTAAGCCGGGCTTCTTTCGTGTGGGATAGCACGGGCGTTTCAACCAACGTTGTCGGCGCGACGACTACGCAGACCATAGCGGGCAATCCTCCTCCTCGATATGGGAGAATTTTGCTCAATAGCGGAACCGGGTCTGTTCGAGCGAACATCATGCAATCTGGCGTGGCTCCCGTCTAATGGCGTCGTCGAGCGGGACTTACTCGTTCAATCCGTCGATTGCTCAACTTACCATCCAAGCTTTCCATATGTGCGGCATTCGCCCTACGGCGTTGTTGCAAGAGCATATGGAAAGCGCCAGAATGGCGGCTAACTTTGTCTTAGGGGATTGGGCGAATAAAGGCGTCAATCTCTGGAAGGTCGCGCCAACTACAGTCAATTTCGTTCAGGGAACCGCAACATATTCGGTCAGTCCGAACTTGGTTGAAATCCTCGATCTCTACATGACCGTCCCTGGCGGCGCGGCGAACACGAACCGCTATCTTTTCCCTGTCTCTCGGACGGAATATGTTAGCTATCCAAATCCGACGCAGCAAGCGCCGCCAACGGTTTATTGGCACAATCGCACGTTGACGCCGACTATCAACTTTTATCCCGTTCCTGACGGTAACGAGGTTTCGTTCACTTATTATGCCGTGTTGCAAATTCAGGATGCGGCGTTCACAAATGGTCAGGTGGCGGACATTCCTTATCTTTGGTTAAATGCTTTTGCTAAGGGTCTGGCGGCTGAGCTTGCGATTAGCTGGGCTCCAGAGCGCGCAATGGGACTTTCGGCGGCGGCTACGGCGGCTTGGACGGCGGCGGCATTGACGAACACGGAAAATAGTGATTTTTATGTTTCTCCTCAACTATCGGGGTACTATAGGTAAATGGCTTACGCCAGTCGCGCCGGCAGAGCTAGAACAAATGCTCGCTCGCCGGAAGCGCATGCTATTTGCGACCGTTGCGGATTTCGTTATAACCACGTCGATCTAAAGTATCAGTACGACTGGAATGGTACGAAGCTGCAAAATCTCCGCATTCTAGTTTGTGATCGGTGTTACGATACTCCGCAAGAGCAAGCCCGATCTATTTTTATTCCTGCCGATCCGCTACCTATTATCAATCCAAGGCCGGAGTTCTATGTCGCCGATGAAGGGCCTCAAGGCGTAACCTATTCGCCAACAGGCTATCCAAACGAGCTTTTGTTCCTTTGCCAGCTTAGCAGCATTGGCGCGCTTCCAAACCTACCTAGGACGCCTCCTGCTGGCGGTGGTCTGTATTGGGTCGATACGGCTAATCCATATTCTGCGAACGGCGTTGCCGGGGTTCTGTGCGTAACGGCGGGCGGTCGATATCCATTGCCGACGACCGTCCCGCTCACTTCTGGAACCTATTGGAGTGACGGCGGGGTTGTCTCTGTGACGCCGGGAGGATCATACACAACGGTTGTACCGGCCTCGATGCCGCTTTACCCGAATAGGCTTTGGATCAATGGAGGTATCTTTTGCGTAAGCTGACGGTTTTTGCCGCTTCTTTGCTCGCATCGTCGGCTATGGCGCAAACTTATCCGTCTCCGACGTTCAACAATCTTACGGTTACAGGGACGGCTACATTGCCTGCCGGAACGGCGGTGTCTAATGGCGCTACTCCGCATTTCGTAAATACACCCGCAGTCCAGGCAATCACAAACACGACGTTGTACCCGGCGATCATTCGTGACAACTACGCGACCTCAGGCGACGGCGGGACTGCGTGGTATAACCTTACAGTCGGCGGAACGTGCGCCAATGCTGATAACGGCGCGCAAATCCAATCTGTAGCAGGATGCTATGTCGCGGACTTTAGTAAATTCTCGGCGACGCCTAACATTTGGGGCGCGCCAACGGGTTCTGCCTCGACAACGCAATTCACTGCAATCATGGCTGCGCTTGGTACGGCCGGCGGGACGCTGCATATTCCGGCAGGGTTAAACTACACGGCCTTCGTATCGGTTCCGGCAGACGTGAGGATCGAATGCGACGGCGACAGCGCATCCGGGTTTGTTGCGCCGTCGATCAATGGAACTCCAGTCGTCACGCTCAACGGAAACCACGCCGGTATTTATCATTGTTTGGTGAACGGCGGGGCGCTCGCGCCATTTACCCGGCGCAGCGATGGCATCCTGATTAACGCGGGCGTCCAGTTCGCGGAAGCGAAGTACAACGAAGTCATAGCTACTTCTGACAACGGGATCGAAGACGCAGGTATAAACACAGACATTGATGCGAATTACGTCCATGATGTTTTTACAAACTGTTACTACTCCTTCGGCACGCCGGGGCAGTTCGCGCAGGACGGGAATTGGCACAACAACGTTGCGCGGGCGTGTTCAAAGATCGTGCCATTTGTAGGCCAGGGATACATCAGCGGGACCACGCTAACAATCCTGTCTGTCACATCGGGACAGGTCGCGGTCGGGATATCGCCGATAACTCAGGACGTCGTGACGGGGGCCGGCGTCGCGGGGTCAACGAACCTGACCTCGGTCGGCACCGGGACCGGCGGCGTTGGAACCTACACCGTCAACAACTCACAGACGGTTGGGTCGGCGGGGTCGCCGGTCGCGATCACGATTACTTACCCGAGGCTCTGGGATGGGTTCGATCTCGACCCGTGTCATTCCGGGTTCAAACTCTACAACAATCGGGCTTACGGGAACGATTTCATCATTGCCGGGGCCTATTCCGCGCCGTCCGCGACTTGTGGCTTGGCCTTCGGCGATCAGATCAACGAAAATTGGTCCTATAGCAGCGTAGAGAACGGCATCGCGCTGCTCGGGCAACTTCGCGACGAGCAGGTCAACGGGAACCATGTCATGACCCCAACGGGTTGGGGTATCTACACTAACACCGCGGGATACGCGCAGTCGCGCATTGCGCTCAACCACAACACCGTCGTCGGCTCGACGAAGGACGGGATTTATCTTGCGAACTTCCTCAGTGGAGTGACAGGCGGACCCGTTGACTGGGATATAAGCAACAACCACGTCGAGAACGTCGGGGCGACTTTCAGCGGGATCACGATTTCCAGCGGGGCGACGCTCATCTACGGTACGGGGAACGTCATCATCCCCGGATCGGGCGCTTACGCGATTGATAGCTCCGCTGCGGGTGTTGGCGTCGCTTTCACCGGCGGCTCGCTGACCGCAGGCGGAACGGGTATCGTCAACTACACGACGTCTGCGCAGCAGGCTTTTGAGTACATTCCAGGGTTCAACCCTACGGGGTATCTGAGCGGAGCGCCGTCGATCCCCGCGACGACGGTTGCGCAGACGAACACCTACCCGTTTCCTGTTAGCATCTGCATCACCGGCGGCGCGGTTTCGGCGCTTGCAGTTGGTGGAACCACAACGGGTTTGACGATCGGTTGCTTGACGGTTGGCCCAGGGCAGACATGGACGCCGAGCTATACCGTCGCGCCGACCGTCAAGTGGTTTGGGCTATGACAAATCCTAACACAAATGCTCTGACGTATAATATGTACGTCACGCAAATATGCACGATGGCAGTTCTAAACTATTCGACGGTCGGAGGCGTGGTGACGCCCGTTGACACGGCTGCGCAGGCCATGATTCCGTCTATGCTGAATTATGCCGAGTTGCGTATTCAGCGTGATTTAGATTTGTTAAATTCTGTCGTTGTCAACATGACTTATAATCTTACGGCAGGAACGAATACGCTTGCGGTTTCTGTTAATGATCTACAGACGATACAAACGGTTTCTTATACGAGCGGAACTTCAAATGTGCCGTTGTTACCTACGTCAAAAGAGATAATTCAGAACACTTATAACGACAGTTCCTATACTGGTCCTCCTTTATGGCTCGCGGTATATGGTGGTGATCAGGCAACTGGTGGTAATACATCGGCAAACCTGCTTTTTGGTCCTTACCCTGACCAGAACTATGCCTTGACGATTACGGGTACGCAAAACTTGCAATCCCTTTATGCGACCGCTGGCACAAATGGGGCCGGAACGACGTATATATCAACAAATTACCCTGATTTGTTGATTAATGCTAGTATGGTCTATATTGCGCAATTTCAAAGAAACTTTTTACCTACTTCTAATGATCCAGAAATGCCGGGATCGTACGAAACTCAGTATCAAACGCTTTTGGCTAGCGCAAAGGAGCTTGAGAATAGAAAGAAATTCCGCGATGCGGCTTGGTCGTCGCAATCGCAATCGCCCGTAGCGACGCCGAGTAGATAACTCATGCCTCATAACGCGCTGAAAATCACCGGGGGAGTCGTAGTCAACGAGACAAATGCCCTGAATTCTGCTGGGATTTCTCAGACGCAGCTTGTGCGGCTCAAACCCGATCCGCAGGGGCTTACCCTAGTCGAAAAACTCGGAGGTTGGGCGAAGTTCTACGCGACGCAGATTACTTCGGTTGTCCGCGCGATTTGGGGTTGGGAAGACACTAACGCAAACAAATGGATTGCCTACGGGACATCGAATACGCAATCAACGTCGTTAGTCGCGATAACCTGTCTTACCAATGGCTCTGGGATAACTACCGCATCTACTAATGCAAATAATATTTATGATATCACACCTAAAGTCTCATCTGGCTATACGCGGGTAAACTTCGTCGCTGATCCGTCAGGATTTATAATTATAAAAAACAACTCTACATCTCCTCCAGCTGGAGTTACGCAGATATATGTTAGCACTCCCGTAAGTGTCGGCGGATTAGTAATTTTTGGTTTATATAATATATATTCTATTACCGCATTTGATATATATATCTATGCTTTAGACAAGTTGGATAATATAATTTATCCAAAATATACAACATTAACGTCACCTTTAGCTATAACTGGCGGATCGTCTTCTGTAAGTGGTAATTTAGCATCAATTACTTTTACATTTGCGTTGCAAACATCTCCGCCATTTTTGGTAGGAGAGGGAGTTTCTTATACGGGCATAAATCCGGTTGGATGGAATGGGTGCGGTATCGTTCAATCATGCACAGTTACATCTGTAATAATAAACGCATATCAATCGACGCCTGGAGCGTATGTTAGCGGAGGTAGTCTTTCTAATAGTGGATTGACTCCCGTATTTGTTCCTATTGACAATTCTGTTATAGTAATGGTTATATTAGCTGATCATGGATACAATGTTGGTGATACTTTTTCAATTCCAAATGAAGTATCTGTTGGAGGAAATTCGGTATATGGAAATTATATTGTTACGCAAGTACCTAATTACTGGTCATTCTATATAAATACTGAATATGTTTTTGGTACATCAGGAAGTCCAAATATTTTTACTGCGCATGGTGGCTCAAATATTATAATCGGCGGATCGTCAACAACTAGCGTTGTTACATTGAATATTGGATTGTCTCTAAGCCGGCCTAGCGTGCCGGTTTCGGGGGGAAGTTCAACAACTAGCGCCGTTACCTTACTTGTTCCATCGGACATAAATTTTACGTATGGAGCGGGAGCTACAATAACTGTCTCAGGAATAGTTTCTCCGGCTACGTGGAACGGAACGTACACTGTTATTTCAACAACATCTGGAAGCGTAACATATGCATTATCTGGAAGCGCCTTGTCATGGGGTTCTGGCGGTTCCATTGAAATAGAAGTTGTTCCATATGTTGGCTCATTTATAACGGTGAACGGGGTTTACCCGACATCGTGGAACGGAAGTTTTGTTGTATCCTCAGCGACAACGACAACCATAAGTTATGCGCTTTCTGGCAGTGCATTATCTTGGGTTAGTGGAGGTTCTGTATCCTTTGTCGGAGGTAATGCAACATTTGTTTATTCGGCACAAAATGTTGTTTCATCTGGGTACGTAAACCAAGGCGCGGTAAGCTCGAATATAAATGCAACAAATTGGGTGCTAGACAATTGGGGAGAAGTACTGCTAGCATGCCCGCTGGGCTATGCACCTACTAGTGTGTCTGGAACCAATGTTAACTATGGTCCAATATATGCTTGGGACCCAATATCGAGTGCGATGCAAATAGCGCCAATTACAAATTGCCCAATATTATCTACGGGTTTTTTCGTAGCTATGCCTCAAAGACAGGTTATCGCATGGGGGACGACGTTTTCCGGGATAATTGATCCGCTCTTGATCCGCTGGTGCGACGTATCTAACTACAATGTTTGGGTTGCCCAGACTACCAATCAAGCAGGATCGTATCGGTTATCGACGGGATCGGCGATCATCGGGGCCATTCAAGCTCAACAGCAAGGGTTGCTTTGGACGGACATTGGCCTATGGTCAATGCAGTACATTGGAACTCCATACGTCTATTCGTTCAACCAACTAGGCCAGGGATGCGGTCTAATCGCACGTCGGGCTATGGGCATTCTAGGCGGTATCGTTTACTGGATGGGGCGAAGCCAATTCTTCACGTTGAGCGGCGATGGCGTGACGCCGCTTCTCTGCCCGATATGGGACGTGGTGTTTCAAAATCTTGACCTCGCGAACCTGTCGAAAATCACATGCGCGCCTAACTCTCTATTCAATGAAGTGACATGGTACTACCCTGTAATTGGCGGAAATGGAGAGAACGCGGCATATATCCGGGTCAACACGGTACTTAACGCATGGGAGTTCGGCACGCTAGGGCGAACCGCGTGGATCGACAATAGCGTTCTCGGCCCTCCGATTGGTTACGATCCGGCCAACCAATATATATATCAGCACGAAATATCGCCAGACGCGGACGGCGCTGCGATGGTGTCGAGCTTTACGACGGGATATTTTGCCATCGCAGAAGGTGATCAAAAGGCTTTCTTGGATCAAGTATGGCCAGATTTCAAATGGGGCTATTACAGTCAATCTCAATTGGCCTCGATTAGCATTACGTTCAATGCGTGCGATTACCCTGGGCAGACACCGACGACTTACGGGCCGTTTACGGTTACGCAAGCCTCAACTTGGTTTAGTCCTCGCATTAGGGCGAGACTGATTTCGATTACGGTTTCGTCGAGTGATGCAGGGACGTGGTGGCGCATGGGGGCGCTGAGATACAGAGTATGCGCAGACGGGAAATTCTGATGGCGGCTTCTCTTTCCGATATTCTCACTGCCGCACAAAATATCGTCAAGGCGATCAACGGAGCTGCGCAGACTTATCTGAGTGTGCAAGGGACGGCGAATGTCGCCGGCATGACGGCGGCCACGGTCGTGAAAGCGTCGGCGGGGCGCGTTTGCACGGTTAGCGTGATTGTAGGCGGGGCTGCGGGGGCTATCTACGACGCCACGTCAGCAAGCGCGACAACAAACCAAATCTATGTCACGCCTACGACGGCGGGGGTATATGTCGTGAATATTCCGACGCAATACGGTATAGTGGTCGCGCCTGGATCGGGGCAGACGTTGACGGTGGGGTATTCGTGATCGCCGCTGAACACGCCCTCCGCATCGCCCGCGCGGAAGGTGGCGCAATCAAGTTGCACGTCGGGCCGATCCACTCGCGCGTGTCTGGGCGAACGGATCATCTGCCGGTTCACGTTCCGAGCGGGGCCTATGTCCTGCCAGCCGATATCGTCTCCGCAATGGGCGAGGGCAACACGGCGGCGGGGTTCGAGCACGTCAAGCGCATGTTCGGTGGCCTGCCCTACGGCGGGCATGGGCATATCCCCTACGCGGGCGGGAGCGGTCCTTATGGAAGTGAG